CATATTCCGTAGGCGTCATGATTATTTCTTTTCCGGTATCGGTAGTAATATAAATATTTGAGTCTGACTTTGCTATTGTATCGTCAAAATCAAAAACTCGCAGTTTTGATTCGGCTAAATACTCTCGCCAATTTTCAAGTAGGAGTTTCATTTTACTTCTTTTACTGAATCTTCCATCATATCATCAAAGTCAGTGCGTAACTTAATCATAGGATTAAATTTAGCATGTTTTCGTTCTAAAAGCAAGGAACCTTGTGGTTTTACCAGGGTTCCGTCAACCTCGACACCTTCGAAATCGATTTCTGTCTTTTGTTTGTACACTACTTTTGGTTCTTCCGTTTTATCATCTGCATATGCCATATTGGAGAGTAAAAGTAAGATTACGTATTTCATTTTATTTGTTCCTCTGTTTGAGGTTCTTTTTGCTTTTCGTCTTTAATCATAAAAGTGGCAGCTAAACTTACGCAAACAAAACCTACTATAATTAGGTCAATCACCACCATATACCTCGTAAAGCTCTTCTTCATTACTTTCATCTAATATTGTGGCCACCAAATGAATGCGGGGCGAATCGCCACCATTTAAAGCAGTATGATAATCAGTAGTATTCATATAATATACAGAACCGTCCGCCTTCATGTGAAACGATTCATCATTAACTATCATCATGGCCCCCGGATTGGTGATAATAGGAATATGGAGTCGATTTTCGGGATCGCGATGATAGCTTAAACATGTGCGACTGTCGAGTTTTAATATTCGCACTCTACCTAATTTGTAATGCTTAGAAAGAGTATCGTACACATTTTTTAGATAAGTATTCATTAAAACAGGTACAAAGATGTTATAAGCATGCTCATTAACAAGTTTTTCAACCTGAATTTCTTCATACTCATCATTTTTGGTCCAGAATACACCACGCTGTTCTATATCTTCAATATCGGTACTTGTAACACTGATACAGTTCACAAGATCTCCGCTAAACCCTATATTGGTAATGGCGAATTCATAAGCGTCTCTTAGGGCCGCGGCATCAAAATGAATATTTAACTTTCTAAAATTATCAGTCATATTAGTTGTCGTAAGTTTTATCAATCTTATCGTTAACCATTCCGCGTGCACGGACCATATCTTCTGAATTGACTTCTTTAAGTATTATATTTCCTGTATCTGGTTCATAATACATACCAATGAGGTCACCCGTGCTTACACTTTTCATCTCTTCTTCGGTAATGGTTATTTTACCACCATTCTTCTTAACTAACATGGTCAGTATGCTAAAAAGGTAATCTGGGTCTTGCAAATACTTGCTCATGCGTTTAAAAATCCTTTCCACGTTTTTACGAGGCTTTCATTTGTTTGCATAAACGCAGGCTTGCGAGAGTTAACAAACTGAGCTAACACTCTGTTGAACACCACGTTAAGGTTGTCTTCATCGTCCATCTCGCCCTCTACAAGCTCTACAAACAACCCAGCCATAATATCGGGTTCATCGGCGTTAATCGAGAATATAGCGGTATATTTAGCCTCTCCAGCGTGTTCCACAGTGGTGGCGTTCATTTGTAAGTAATATTGAGTGTTCTGCTCTTTTCTTGGTGCATCTAAGAGTTGTTTTCTCAGCTCAATTTTAAAGTCGCGAGAATCAAGAATCTGCATAAGCACTTCCATACTTAATCCTAAGTCTTCTGGATCGTAATAGTGAGAGTATCTTGCGGTGGATTCGTATGAGTCGTAGTAATCTCCGTCAGATTCAAGATCCCACTCGTAGGATGTAAGAACACCATCTTCAATCGCTACGGCTAAGTTAGCATATTCTCCACCTTCCATTTGTCCTTCGCGCTTGAAGTATGCGGTGAGGATTTCTTGAAAAGCATCTCTTCTGTCATCAATTATAGAATCAACTTTCTGCATCGCTTCTTGATATTCTTCAGGCATAGCCATATAACCATTACCATAGATCTCCGGATGTTCGAAATTAACTTGCATAGTTACATGTATTTCTTCTCGAACACGACGAATAACAGGTGTATAGTTATCAGAGTCAACAAATATATCACCGTATATGCCGATTAACTCATCAACAGAATTCCACACAACCTCTTCTTGGTTACCCGGTAGTCTTTTCCACTCATCAACCGGCCACTTTGCAATAAATGCTGCAAAAGGCTTAATATATGCCCCATCGCCGCCATCATCACCAACTTCGTAGTCGGTATATGTTTGATCCATCCTGTTGTTATAATCATTCATTATTTGTTCGCATTGCCCATTGTATTGTGCAATCACGTCGCCAATTAAATCTGCGTCAAGGGTTTCTTCGGTATCGGTGTTTTGTTTCATCTTGCCGCTAACACTCTGCTCGGCGCCTAGCAATTGCCTCATCAACAATGCGCGACCCTCTGCATTAGCGGTGTCCTCATAGGAGCCACCAAAAATCATAAATCTATTTAAATTAATCTTGCCATCTTCTTTCGGCATATTTTGGATGACTTCTTCTTGGTTTGATCTTGCCCAATCAGTAACTTGATTAGCTAAACCGGGAATATCCGCACCATAGACTCTTTTCTCTGGCATTCCAACATCTTGCCCATCATCAAATCGTTTTGGCTCATCTGTGTCGTAATATCTGACATGTCGGATGCGAGTACGAGAAACTGGTTCGATATCGCCGCTAAATGGACGTTTATCGTCAGCAAATATCTCGCCTTCTTGTATTTCTTGCTCTGCACTGTCAATATTACCCGTATTAGTGGCGCTCAGAAGCTCTTCTGTCTCTACCACGTATGCTACGGCTCCGTGACCTTGAGCCTCGGCTACAGCGCATTTATAGTACGATTGATAGGCATTTGCACGACTAGCTGGAGAATGACAAGAGGTAATCTCGTCAAAATCGCTCATTCTGAGCACATCTATCGGATGTCGAGTGATAATAATGGAAAATTTGTCATTATCGATGTTATTTATCTCTTTTTTGATGTATCCGGCGTTCTTTTTCCAATATTCACCGTATTCAGTGGCTAAATCAGTCATATTGTAGCCTGCAGGCCCCGCAGTTCCCGGACTTACGACGTATAAGTAAATTTGAGTGTTAATTCTTTCAAAATTTTCATATTCTTTCTCATCGAGTGCTGCTTTGAGCATTTTTCCGGTAACTCTGTTTGACGTCCTAACTGGTTCGCCATCTGCTAACTTATAACCAATACCATCCAAGTGATTATAGACTTTTTGGTATATTTCGTCTTTTCTTCGGCTTAAATCAGCCAATTTGGAGAAAAGTTTGCCGATTTTCATCTGAATCTTCTTAACTTTCTTCTTTTCGGGCTGTCCTGCCTGCATATCAATCAAAGTACCCAGTAAATCATCGGTTGTGCGCAGATCACGCTCGGCATATACCATACCTTTCTCCCAATCTACATCATATTCTTGAGATCTAAAGAATTCCGTAAACTTTCCAAGTTCTGTTGAGGGATCAATAGTCGGAAATGGTATGACTACACGCATTTTACCACTGAACAAATCATTTAAGGGTAAATTAGCTGGATCTAAGTCGTCCAACACGTCTTCAAGTACCCGCATCTCGTCTTCGGTGACTTCTCGGAGGACTTTTTCATTAACCGGAACACAATTTGGCACATTTTTGCCACTTTTCTTCTTCATTCCGACTTGTTTGTACCCGTCCCAGCACTTTTCTTGTAAAATGTCCAGAAGATTGGCTGTTTTTAGCAGGATTTGTTCATCATTTAACATTTTTTACTCTTTCATCGACTTAGAACCGCGACATTTCCACTTTTTACGAGATAATGCGTTGGCACATGGGGGGTTTTTACACTTTTTAATCTTTGCTGAACGCGCGCAGTACGCATCGCCCTTCTTTGTACCGGGCCTGATGCGATCTCCACCACCTTTTGCTTGTCCTTTCTGTCCATATGAGCGACATTTGCCGTCTACACGCTTTGCAAAACGCTTTCCTTTGGAGGGCTTACAGGGTTTTTTAGCCTTTTCAGCTAAAACTTGAGCTAATTCATCCTCGATCATCACCTGTAGAGACTCTTTCTCAGAGTTGCCCCAATTGGCCGCACCAACTTTGCGACATTTAACTAAAGCTCCGGATGCATATGCACTTGGCCACACTTTATAGCGTGATTTTACCTTGTTGTAACAAGCATCTTTTTTCCCTTCCTCTTCATCTAACACAGCTTCAAGTTCTTCACGGATAATCTGTTCTAAATCCATATATAATTCCTCATTTTTAAAGCCTTTACAAGCACTTGGAGTGGGTCTGCACCGCGGTTTTTTTGATCTTGTTTCGCCATCAGAGCGCCCACAGGGTTTACACTTGCCACTACGACAGGTATTACAATCAACCCACCCGCCTTTTTTACCGGGAGCACCTTTGCGTTTAAACCAGTCACCTAAATTCTTCTCTGAACTTGGTTTTTTGGTTAATTTACGTTCTTTTTCGTCAAGATCATTCATTTTTAGACATTTCCAAAGCTTTCTCCAATAAATAGATCGGAATTTCGCTATTCTCTATGTCTTTTATATCATTAATTGTCGCCCACTTGTAGCCATCATGCTCGATGAGTCCAGTTTTGGGGTTAGGTTTAGCAACATCTATCACCCCTTTCCACACTTTAGCCAGAAAATAGTACTTTCTGGGCTTCGGTTCTCCTATGAAAAGCAGGTTAGAGGGGTCACATACAAGATTAGTCTCTTCTTCTAGTTCTCGCGCGGCCCCATTTTCAATTGAGCGGTCTTCATCATCCACATGACCTCCCGGAATTGTCCACTGGCCATGGCGTTTATCTATATCTGACCTTCTAATAATCAGAAAGCGGTCGTCATCATCGATACATATGACTATACCAACGTCAGACAGCTCTTCTTCTGATATAAATCTGTCCCACCTAGTCCTTATCGACATGCCCGCAGCCGGCCTTTTGAAAATTCCAGCCCATCACATAAGTTCTTCAGTGCAACATCAATTTGAAGCCTCTGTATGGGCGCTACCCAGATCATGTTTTCTTGAACTTGAACTCCGGGATAATATTCTACGTCGACACCGTACAACACTCCGACTAATTTTCCCGAAAGAGTGTATATTACCGATCCGGAACACCCAAACCAACCATAAGTATTTAATATGATTTGCTTTCCTACTATATTTTTGTCGGCATATCCCGCTACTACTCCCTCAAACGTCATCAATTTATGACTCGAAGGGTACCCAGAGTATGTTGTGTGAGTACCAACTTGTGCCATTTTTGTTTGAGGGTCCCATTTCATAGGATCAATAGTTATAAATCTTTCCGGAAGATAGAGGAGAGCCATATCTGCCTCTGGATCGGTCCAAATTAAAGTAGCCAATTTCATTTCTTCGTCCTTAGCGATATAATATTGACTCCCAAGGGGTCCGTCTGTCACATGTTGAGCTGTTAAAACCAAGTGTGCGTCTTTGTATAAAAGATACGATCCTGAGCCATGACCTCCGCCGGGCGTTGTAACCTTGACAGACGCCTCTCTCACTCTTTTTTGAGCCATGTTCATAGATGAGTTAATCTGCTCTACGGGTAGAGAAACCTTTTGGGCCGCAGTGGCGCCCAAACTCATACATGCTAATACTGCTAAGAATAAATACTTAATCATAATCCCTCCTAGGTTCAGCTCCCGCTATCGGGGGCTTCGATATATCTATATCCAATTTCAACTAATTGGCCGGCCGAGGGAATAGTAGTAAAGTAAACTGTGTTTTCCGCTTCAACATAATACCAGTCATGGTTTAGTGAGCCATTTATAAAAACTCTAATGGAATCAATTTCGGCTGCATGGGTTAACTTTAGATGTTCATAAGGTTCAATTGAGTGAGTTGCGTCTGTGACACCCGGGGACCAATCAGTATCACATATATCGACCACTACTCCACCAAGAGAGGTGGTAGCTTCCATGTAACGCTCACCCACATCGATTGGGCTCGGTGGCCATGCACACAATGATGACGCAGCATCATGGTTAACTACGCTAGCCATAAAAACCGACCCCATCCGAAGAGAACCATACCAGCTTAAAAAATCAGAAGGTGCGGGGTACTCTATATCGCTTTGTTCTTCCTCGTCGGACACAAAAACAACTAGTAGTCCGGCATCGGGGCGCATCCATGTTGACGAATAAGGATTTAAATTGATATATTCATAAACTGAATTGAATCCTTCTTCGAAAGGGGCAGAGTGTAAAGTAGCCAACATGGCGGCCGCATCATCAATATCGTCACCCGGAACAAGCGGAAACTCTGTGCTCAAAATGGACTTGCGAGGATCGGCGCTTATCATCACCAATCTCCAGTCCGAGACTGGCAGCGCCAACAACATGGCTTCAACACCGGCCAACAATTCTGCATTAAAACGATTCATAGAACCTGAACGGTCGACAACCCATAAGATATCTATCCCATCAACTGACATGTGTTGGGTAAAGGAGTCGATCCATATTTCACCTTCGTTGACCGGTACTTCTACTTCTATATAAATAGGTACTTCAACTTCCACTTCTTCGGTAACGGTGATGGTCTCGGTCACTGTTTCGGTGACGACTACGGTTTCTGGATCGCCAGGCATCACAATTGCGTAATCCGGTGAGCACGCGAACAGAGACATTAAGATAGAAATAATCACATTAACCCTCATATTAAGTATGTTCTATTTTTGGTTTGTGTCATCTAATAAGATAATTTTTATTTTATCGAAGATAAAATCTCTAAATTGGAGGGATACACCTTGTTTATTTTTTTTAGCTTAAAATCATAAACGCCCATAAGAGGGAACACAAGTTGCTGTTTGTCGTCTTCCACAATAATCTCGGTAACCACACCGGTCGAATAGCTATCAACAATCGCATCCCAGGCCCGGCTTTTTATTTTAACAAGATCACCTACCCTCCAATTGTGTATCGACTTCGGCGCCTCATCAAGCGAAATTTTTTTCATAAATTTTTTCTTTTATATATCGTCATCAGACGCAAACAGGTCATACAGACCAACAACGATAGAGATCTTAAGACCCTCTTCTTCCATTTGAATTGTCATTGGTGTGGTTGATTCCACGTATGCCTCTCGCATCCAGTGGATCGTCCAAAAGTATACATCATCATTTTGTATACTAATACGCCGAACACAGTCGACCAGGATTCCGACATTATTGCACGTCGTATCCACAATCATATCGCCGGGACACAACTGAATGCGTTCACATTCTGCTCGTAAAGATGATGACATACATTAAGTATCACTAAGGATGATTATGATGTCCGCTTTAATCAAATTAATGAGGCCATCCTCAGAATACATAACTCGTCCGTCTTTTGACCACACAGATTCCCAGACCCATACACGAAAGATTTCGGGTGCTCGGGAAGAGTATGAACGATCACCGTCTTCGTACGACTTAAAGCGTCGTATAAGTATACCGATACTCTTCTCATCGACGTCGTATAATATTTTTCCGGGCTGTAGGTCCACATCCTAACTAGGAAAGGTTACAGTTTAATCCATCCCGGGCGCCCAACTGCGCAATGTATTAACGTGTCAATAGGTGTATTTTTCGTAACGATTAACGAATCGCACGCAATCACTGGAGCATATAGTACAGCAGCTGGTACGGACTCCCCCACTGTAGTGGACATGAATGGTACTTTCAGGCTCTCGGCCCTTTCGTCAACAGTATAGTTAAGCGCTAAATTGGTTATAAGTACTAACTTGGTAAGCATGGGTTTATAAATTCCTTGGGGGTAATTGCCGTATAATTAGTCCGGTTTAATATATGTGCCCGATCAGACTTTGATTCTATCAATAATGTATGGGTGGTGCACGGACATGTCCTTGTACAACTTCTTCAAAATCTTTTTGGAGATGTCCCCGATATCGGCCTTAATGTCTTTCGACTTAAGTGCTTTCGCTACTTCGTCTTCAACCATACTCTTAAGTTCTTTTGAGATCATGCGCTTGATTTCGGCCTTGTCGGTCTTCGTAAGCTCTTCCATAATAATGGTACGCAATCTGGCTTTTGTAATTTTCATTAATTTATCCCTGCTGTAATTAGATCTAATTTTTCAAATAAGCCAATTTAAGATTGGCTCGCGGCGTTGCTATGACTAGATCTTCTTTCAACCATGCGATATAGTGCACAAGGTACCCCATCTGTGTCTTTTCAATTTTGACCACAATGCCCGTTGACCCTTCAACAATTGTCCTGTCTGTGTATACATCTGGGTG